CTGGCGTAAAAGTTCATAGAACAATGCCAGGTGCTACACCTGAACAAATTTCTAATTCCCAAGATGTGTTAAAAGAACTAGATACTGTTATTCCATTCAATGTTTCAGATGTGCTTTCTGTTTTGAGAGGTAGTGAAAAACCCATGGGAACAAAAATGGAAGCGTTGATTGGCACTCCATCTATTGTGCCTAGTGCGGTGCAAAATCTACCAACACAACAAGTACAACCGTCTGTTAATCCTTCTCAACCAAAAACACAAGATAGATTTAATGAAGAAAGGCAAAAGGCTAACGCAGCCATTGCCCGTGGCGCACCAATAGAAGAAGTGAAAAAAAGATTTAAGCAGAAAACAGGGGAGGATTTGTAATGGAAGGTTATGAAGACTTAATTCCAAAAAAAAATCAAGCCTCGTCTGATTTGGGTGATTACGCTGATTTAGTTGTAGATAAACCAACAAAACCACAACCAAGTTATCTTTCTGATTTTTGTGTTCCAACAGCAGAAAATCTCAGAAAAAGCGAAAGACAAGCACAAATACGTGCTGCACAAGATGAACTAGGTAAACCTGGAGCTATAGAAAAAACACTGGCTTCACCTGAAGCTCTATTTGCGCTTGGTGTAAATATTCCTGTTGGTGCTGTAGGTGCAGTTGTTTCTGGTGGCAAAAGAGAACCAGCAGAAGAATTTATTCAAAAGTATGGGTATCAACCTCGTACCCGTGGCGCACAAGGTTTGTTGCAAGATGTTTCCAAATTAGCAGAGCCTTTAAGTTCTTTGCCGCCTGTTATTGGCACGGCTCCTTTGATTTCTGGCTCTTTGGCTGCTGGGCCAAAAGCAATCAGACAAGCTACTGTTGAATCTAAACCGTCACAAGTTGCAAAAAAAGCAGGTGAATTAGTTTCTGAAAAGGTTGTAGAGCCTGTTGTTGGTAGAGTTGTTCCTCCTGTTGGAAGAATGACTGTTGGCACAAGTCAACAAGAAGTAGCTGATGCTGCAAAACAATTTGAAAAACTTGGATTTGTACTTGAACCAGCACAACTGAAAAAAGACAAGCCCATCCAAACACCAGGCTTTATGGAGGCTAATCAAAAGAGGAATGAAGACCTTGCGACCTTGTTAGCGACCAGAGAAACTGGCTCTCCAACTCTTGATGTAACGCCTGAGTATTTGAACAAACGCATGAAAGAACTAGGTGGTAGCTACGATGTTATTTTTAACAGAAGTTTTACCATTGATTCAGACCTTGCACAACAATTGAAAAAAATGGTTGAGTTTGAGCAGCGTGTTAATCCTGCTGGTCAACGTACAGCTTCACAAGTTGCAACAAACATCATCAATCGCTGGAATGATGTAGTTATTGATACGCAAGCAAAACAACTTCAAAAACGTATTCAACGTATTACTCAGCAACAAGGTAAGGGTGGTGTTGCGCCAGTAGTTCGATTAAGAAAAGATTGGCCTACTATTCGCAATACAACCACAAGCACTGATTTGCCTGATTGGTATTCATCTGTTGAAAAAACAATCAATGAGTTATCAGAAAATCTTGGCCTTGTTACAAAACCAACTGTTTGGGTAAGTTCACCACGCAGAGAAGGTTTGTATGGAATGGCTACTGGCGATGGTCATATTGTTATCAATGACAAACTTGATATGAATGGTGCGGTGGCTACCGCTTTGCATGAATTTGGTCACCAAGCAGAATTCCAATTGCTTGTACATGCGCCAAAAGAACAACAATCTGCCGTTATGTCTGCTTGGCGAAATCAAATGGCAAGTATTCCAGTTGGAAAATTGACTGTTGAGCAACACCGTCCCTTGACTGCTGAAAAGTATGGCCCCGCTTCAAGAGCCGCAATTCCAGAAAGAGGATTTGAACAAGGTTACTTGCGTAATTTCTCTGAATGGTTTGCTGAACAAACGTCAAGATGGATAACAACAAATAAAACGCCAACCACTTTGGTGGAAAAGTTTTTTGCAAAGGTTGCTGATAATTGGAAAAAAGTCTATCAACGTGTAGTTGGTTATGTTCCTTTGAAGAAAGAGGTTGATGATTTTTACAGAGCAAATTGGAAAGGAGATATGTTGGATTACGCTGAACGTGAATTGACTGGCGTATCTACCTCTGGTGAACCAATGCTCAATGTACAAGATTTAGTTGCCAAGATAGATGGCAAAGAGTTGCAAAGACTGCGTAGCGAAATGCAAAAAATATCAAGGAGTGCTTCTGATGGAAATGACAGATTTGCCGCAGGTGAATTTGTTAAGGCTATTGATGAAGGTCTTGGAAGATATGACAAGCCAGCTTTAGACAAGTTAAGAGATACAAACAGAAAGTACGCAGCTACTTATCTTCTTGGTGAAGGCAAAACAAAAATTGCACCACAAGGAAAAATAGATTTGGAAGCGTTAGGCAGTTATTTAGAAAACAACACTTACGGTTTTGGCACTGGCACAAGTTCACATCCTTTATATGATTTGGCATATAAGGGTAAATTGTTGGGTATGCGCTCTCGATTCCGTGGTGTTGAGTTGCCTGAAAGAGAGGGCTTGATGTCTTTAATTAGCAGAGGCAAATACATGCTTGGTAGTGCATTAGGCACTCGTACTCAGCTTGCAAGAGATTTGCAGCGTTTGGCAACAGAGAAAGAACTGAAAAGAGAAGGGAGATAACGATGCCACTTAAACAAGGTAGTAGTCAAAAAACCATTTCTGCCAACATTCGCAGAGAGATGAAGGCGGGTAAACCGCAAAAGCAAGCAATTGCTATTGCACTCACGACAGCACGGAAAGTCAAAAGAAAGGCTAGAAAATGATGAACAAGGAATATGGCAAGCAATCTATGGGTAAAGCCACACAAGCTGATATTGACCGCATGGCTCGCCAAGGTGGTGAGAATGAGGTTCGTGCTTCTGAGGATTACAACCGCATGATGATGAAAGAACAGGCAAAGCAAATGAAGCGTAGCACTCCTCGCAAGATGAAGCGATGAGTAGGAAGAAAGCAGAAAAGGGTATCAACCCTCAACTAGAGAAAGCAATCAACGAACTGCTTGCTCAAGTAATGGTTGACCCTACTGCCACCCTGACAGACAAAGCAAAAATCATTGACCGTGCCCTGAAGCTAGAGGCTCTCAAAATGAAGGATGCTGATGAAGGATACGGTGCAGGGTTATTTGGTGACGACGACGAGGAGACATGATAATATGGTTATTCCATTATTAAAAGGGGAAAATCATGGAAGCAACCGCAATCATTCGTCTGGCGTTGGGAGTCATCTCAGACCGCTTAATCACCATACTTGCTCTGCTCACCTCCTTTGGGTTGGGTTGTTGGGTAATGTGGGAGCCAAAGTGGGAGAGGGTGACAACTCTTGCAATTTATGTAATATTCAGCTATCTGCTGGTGAGGATAAAGGAGAAAAAACATGGACATGATTCCGAAGGTCAAGACAACTAAACTACAGGCTCAAGTAGGCACTGGTATCACACAGAATAAACTGTGTATGCCTGGTGAATTTACTCCTGGCAAACTCCCCGCAGGTGGCTTCCAAGCCGTGTGGAACTTCAAAAACAACCAACCTAACGATTACTTCACTCGCAAGGAATCGCCTACTTCTGGTGGTGGTGGAAAGGTCTACTAATGGCTAATAACATTGCTTTTCAGGCGATGGGCAACTGTGTAATTGCCACTGCCACTACTGCCAATGTGCAAGGTAATGTGGCATCAATTTCTTCTGTTAGCCCTTCCAATCAGTATTTGGTATTTAACACTGACAAAAATGACCCTGTGTTTGTGGCTTATGGTGAAACAGCGAACATAACCGCAACAATTCCCACAGAGGGAAACAGTGCGTCAGTCGTTGCAATTGCTCCCTACACGGAAAAAGTGTTTACTGGCCCACAGTGCAGTAGCACCAAAACTGTTTATGTGCGAATCATTGCTCCACACGCAAATGCCAAAATCTACATCATGCCTGGAGAGGGGTTGTAAATTGACCCGTTCACCGCCGCCCTAACCGCTATTGCTGCAATAAAGCAAGGCGTTGCCGCTGACTTTGTAAGAAAATTTTCGGGGGTGTAAATGAGTGACGAAAAGAACCATGACATCGCAATAATAAAGGCGCAAGCCGCTGTTGAAATTAGCAAGATGGAAGCGTCTTCGCCCGCCAAAGATGTTGCTGGTCGAGCAATTGGCAAGCACGGTTTGTTTTACATAACCTTGATTGTCATTATTGGCGTTGGCTCATCTCTCTTTTTAGAGGAGAGCAAAATTGCCGCCGTAATGGGTTTGCTAGGTTCTGCGCTTGTTGCTTTGATTTCCATGCTTAACGGCATTGCTGGCGCAAATCCAAAGCAAGAAAAACCTGAGTTTGAGGTGATGAAGCAACTTATTGACAAGTTGGACAAACTTGACCGCAAAGAACAACCAATGAAAGTCACCGTTGAAGGTGAAAAAGTCACCGTCTCTAAAGGAGATGACACTATCACCACATCGAAAGGCGTGTAATGATTCCTATCGTTGCCTCTTTGCTAGGTAGCCTTGCCCAAAATGGACTAGGGCTGTTGTCTTCTGCTATTCAAGCAAAAGGCAAAGACGTTGTAGAAAAAACGCTTGGCGTAAAGATTCCTGACAACCCGACACCAGAAGATGTTGCAAAGCTGCGAGAGCTTCAATACGACCACGAAGAACGCTTGTTAGAGCTTGGTATAGAGAAAGCCAAGATGGAACTGGCTGAGTTGGAGTTATTTGCAAAAGCCGCTCAAAGTGACGCAGATAATGTGACAGACCGTTGGCAAGCAGATATGTCATCTGACTCTTGGCTGTCCAAGAACATACGCCCTATGAGTCTTATAGCCATCTTTCTAGGCTATTTCCTGTTTGCCATGATGTCTGCCTATGGGCACAACGCAAATGAGAGTTATGTCACCTTGCTTGGAAACTGGGGGATGCTTATCATGGGCGCATATTTTGGTGGCAGAACAATTGAAAAACTTGCTGACATGAGGAAAAAATGAGCCTAAGTCAAGAACAAGCTGCTTTCCTACTAGATGCCTGTAAGCTGATTCTCCATGCCACAGAGCAAGGGTTTGTGGTTACGGGTGGTGAACTTTCACGCACACCTGAACAGCAAGCCATTTATGTCAAAACAGGTCGTTCTAAGACCATGAACTCTATCCACCTCAAGCGTTGCGCCATAGACTTGAACTTCTTCAAAGATGGAAAGATAATCTGGAGCAAGGAAATCATTGCGCCTTTGGGTGCATACTGGGAGTCCTTGCACCCTAAGAACAGGTGGGGAGGTAACTTCAAGTCGCTTGTTGACTGCCCCCATTTTGAGAGGAATGTAGGATGAAAAAGAAGTTCCCTAACTTATCTGTTGGCAGAGGAGAGAAGCTCTCTGTGAAGAAGGGTGCGGGACTGACAGCCAAGGGTAGAGCAAAGGCAAACAGAGCAACAGGGAGTAACCTCAAAGCTCCAACCAAAGATACATCTAATCCTCGCCATAAATCTTTCTGCGCTAGAAGCAGTGGATGGACTGGAGAGCGTGGCAAAGCAGCAAGAAAGAGATGGGGGTGCAGATAATGGCATACACACCAAAAGCCCAACGTGGCTTGTACTTCAACATTAACCAACGCAGAGCAGCAGGGTTGCCGCCCAAGCGTCAGGCAAGGCTGGTTACCCCACCAAAGCAGCATTTGTCAAAAGCGCACGTACCGCTAAACGCTGACTTTCTCTAACTCAGCTATCAGGTGAGGGCCGTGGTAGCGCATGTTGTTGATGTGAAACTTGCCCTTAAAACCATACATCTTTGCCCAAGTCTTCTCGTCATCAAAATATTCTGCAAAGGTCAGAGGCGTGATGATGTTGACATGCGTTGGGTCTTGGAATGCTGGCGCATGTGGAAACGCTGGTGTCGAGGACAAGAACTTGCCACCCACCTTCATCACCCGCCAAACCTCTGACATAAGTTCCACAAACGGGTATCTACGCTGTGGGACATACAACAGTCTAGGAATGTGTTCCAGAAAGTCATAGGCGGTTACAAAGTCAAAATGGTCATCAGGATGAGGGATAGGCTCAATAGCCAGGTCAGCGTCCTGAATATCAAGTCCTATCACCTGATTGGCTTGGTAAGGGTTGCGGATTGTTTCACCGCACCCAAGGTCAAGAGAAATGGTCATGGAGCGGGTAACAGACCACCTTCAAACAGGTAGCTACCAAAATGGCCTAGAACCACCCACGGTGCAGCGTAAATCTTGTAGCCATGTCTACGTGCTTCTTGGCAGAAATAGTAGTCCTCTGACAGCAGTCTGCCCACACCCTCTTCAATAGCACAGGCAAAGAACTCCACAATCTTGTCTTGCTTGATTTCGCCAGACAGGAAAGTAACGTCATTGATATAACTAGGCATCTTAGTAGCAAGGTCTTCTAAACAACTACGCTTTATAAGCATGAAGCCTGTACCGCCATTAAAGATTTCCACAGGCTCATGTGCTGGTACTGTGACTGTGCCCTGATAGTCTTTGAGGTTAACCACCAAGCTACCTGTACGGGTTTTCAGTTGGTCAACAGGCACACCCTCTTTAACTGCTTGCTCGACACCATGCCAGTTGATTTCCTTCTTAGGGTAAATACCACAGATGATGTCTTTGTCAGCCTCAATCATAGGCACGATGTCAGCGGGATTCCACTTAATATCTGCATCAATGAACATCAGGTGAGTAGCTTCCTTCTTGTTTAGAAAGCCATGTGCAAGAGCGTTTCTGCCCCGCTGAATGAGGGACTCGTTAAACATGCAGCTAAAGCTCATGTCTATATCGTTTCCCCGCATAACTGTTGTCATGTTGACCAGTGACTGACAGTAGTAGCCTGTGGTCATGCCGCCGTACATAGGTGTGCATACAAAAATATGAGCTTTAGACATGATTCCAAACCTTTTTGTTTCTAATATTGTTTATTGTTTGACGACAAACCATCCAAGACTTAGCCAAACTAGAGTCTGATTGACCAGTTTTTATTCCTTCTTTGATTTGCCTGACACCGTATTCATCCAGTTTTGCCATCGGGTTTTTTACGCCTCTTGTGCTGCGTCCTTTATTTGCCATGTCTTGCAAGTTTTGTTTCTGTGTTCCTAAGAATAGGTGATTAGGGTTGACACAAGCCACGTTATCGCAAGCATGACAAACATACATGCCTTTGGGTATCTTTCCCACAAAAGCCTCGTAACTAGCACGATGAGCAAGATGCTTACGATTATTGGAAATGATTTCTCCATAGCCTCTCACTTGTGTTGAACCCATCCAAACCCAACACCCTGCTTCTGGAATGCGTAAGACCTTGGCCTCTATGCGCTCCTTTGTGATTGGTAGTGGTTGTTGACTCATTGTTGGTGACCCCTGTCTGTCTTCATAATTGCCTGTGCGTCTTCAAAGCCAGCAGCGTAGGCAATGTTCCACAGTTGTTGCAAAGACATGTTGACTAGGTTGACTGCGTAGTTGATAGAGTTGCCAGCTTTCTTCATGCTGTCTTCACTCATTTGGAGTTGTTGTGCTTGTTGAACTTCACTCACGATATATCCTCAATTCTTAAAACATATTTGTTGGTCTTTGCTGACTTGCGCCAGCCATGCACCTCCACACGAATCCCTGCATCTCTCACAAGAGCAAGCGTGTCAGAGGCCATAATCTTTTTTATGCGGTCACTGACAGCAGAGGCGGTAACCTGCACTGCCAGTACCTCACCCTTCCTGATAGCAAGAAGGTCAGCCCACCCCCACAAGTCTTTTCGTTGTTTAGTGAAACTGTTCCACTTCTCAACTACTTCAACGTGGTAGCCCAACTCACGAAGGTGAGCCAAGCTACGCTGTGTGGGAGAGACTTTTGTTGCCATCAATAGCAGTTGGTGTTGCAGTTGTTCCCGTAGCAACAGGTTGTGCAGGTCACATACTTACCATTTGCATAGTAGGTGTGTGTTGAACATGCCGCCCAAACCATAGAACTAGAAACAGCAAGCCAAGCCGCAATTAAAAAATTTTTCATTTTTCTCTCCTGTAATCAAAAAGGCACATCTTGGTCGTCATTACGAGCGGGTCTGCGGTTGTAGGATGGCACAACCTCTTTGTCTGCTCGTTCTTCCTCTCTCTTCTTCTTGCTCCAGTTATCTTCTTTCAAAGCAAGCAAGCTGTGCCCTCGGCTGGTTGGCTTTTGCCAAGCTGCTATTTTCAACTTCTCACCCGCTTTGTAGTCCATCTCTAGAACAATGAAGCCCTTAAAGTCTGGCCCTTTGGGAGACTTACGCATCTCCTCTTCTTCCCAGTACATCACGCCTGAACCAGGCATTTCTTTGTGTGCATTTCCTGTTGACATTTCTTTCCTTTCAGAGTGTGTACTTTGCGTACTTCTTGCCATTTTGGTTAACCATGTGCGTAAAGATTCTGTGTCCGTCTTTACGAAGACTTTCGATATGTGCTGCAAGCCTGAAACAACCGAATTCATTTAATGCCTCCATTGGTGTTAGGCTTTTCCCGCTTTGCAACCACATCAAAATATTGGCTCGTTGAGTCCCGAATCGGGAATTGGTTGGGACTTGACGGGCTTTGGGAGTACGGTTCCCCCTGCCTCAACGATGGCTCCTTTGAGTTTGACTTTATCCATTGTTGAGAAGTTTTCTGTAACAACCTTGTTGCACTCGGCAAGAGAGGAGAGCTTGTCTGCCTTTTCCTCCAGAGAGTATTTTTGACTTGCTGTGATGCGTCCGACCATTTGTGCATACCCGTCTATCCATTCCTCAACGCTTGTGTAGCGTTTGTAGGGTTGGTCAGAGTTCGGGACATATAGCGCAAACGCTCCGTCCTCAACCAGTTCGACAATCTCAACTTCTGGTATGTCTTGAACCCGTTCAACATTACCCATGAACTTTTCTTTGGGAGGTTCAAAATCCTGCACTTCCTCAGGTGTATAGACTCCGACAACACAGCCTGGAAAGACGGAACGAATGCCCTCGCTAATGACTCTCGCCCTGAGCATTGCTCTTGGATAGTTCTTCCAGTTATCCTTCGTGGCAATCCCAATTTTCTTGGCTTGAGCCAGTGTCCACGTAAGCTCAAGAGTTCCCCCCGAAGGATGCGAAAACACGCCTGTGACCTGCTCATCTGTATATTCCTTCCAGTTAACTGAACCACCAGCTTGCTGAAATCTTGCAAGCATTGCGTCTGCTTTGAGTGCTGGTCTGCCTTGGATGAGGTGATAATCACGTGCAGCTATTGCTGGATGTAATCCCTCAGCTTGACACAATAGCATCAGTGATATAGCTTGGTCTTTGTTGTTAATTCCAAATAACTTGGATGCGGCAATAGATGTTGCCATCTGTTCAATTTCATTGAATGGGACTAGATTGGACACGGCCTTTTCCTTTACTAAGGTTGTACATAGTGATATTGCGGCGAGATGCCTCAATTTGTGATGGCTTCATTTTTGTGATGCCAGTTGAAAAAGCGTGAATTTTGTTTTCCTTGGGTGTTACCCATTCCAAGTTTTTCACGCAGTTGTTAAGTTTGTTGCCATCCTTATGATTAACATGAGGCTTGTCAGATGCAACAAGGAACGCCTGAGCAACCAAACGATGCACTTTCAGCTTTGTCAGCTTGCCATCTTTAAACAATCCAACATAAGCATATCCGCATCGGTCAATAGCTTCTTTTAACCATCGTCCTTGCTTACGAGATTTCTTTGGATAAGCCCAAACAAGCCCGTCATTTGTGACTGCGTACAGCCCTTCATATCCAACAATATCTTTCATTCTTGAACTTCCTTTCTTACTCGTTGTTGAATCATTGCGTCAGCAATAGCGTAAGCACCAATAGACGAACGCTTGTAATGTTCCTCGCTGAACTCATAGGTTTTGTGAGTTACAAGGGCTTGCATAACTTTCGCAGCAAAGTAGTCTCTCAAATCCATTCCCTCGCTCTGTGTTGTTTGACCAGAGGTAGGGTGTTTGTGCATGTAGGGATAGGCTTTCATGCTGTCACCTTCTTGTGTGGTCTGCCTATCTTCTTGCGTGGTTGACCGTCTTTGTTGACACCGTTTGGATAGGCTTTCACAAGTGCTCTAGTACGTAAATCCTGTACTGACATTTGTTGTTGCAGTGCTTCAATTTTGAATTCAAGCCTGTCAAGCAAAGCAATCAAAGCCTCAATCTGTTTCTTTTCTTTGTTGAAAAACATGGTGAACCTCACTTCAATAAAAATCTACGGGAACCAGGCATCTCTCGCATGAACTGCTTGTGAATGTCGGGCATGGCTTGCTCAAATAACTTGGCATCGAACTTAATGCTTGACTTGGCTGACTTCCAAGTGGCTAGGACTTTGCCATCTATGGTGGTCAGTGTGTCCTTGTCTTGCATGTAACCCCGCACCAGCGTGTCGTACTGCTCTTCCTGAGCCTCTAAAGCCTTGATGTTGGCTTTGATTTGAGCAAGGGCTAGACAGGCTTGTTCGACTGCTGCTGAAGCTGTCTTGACCGACTCTGTTGAAACAGGATAGAGAAGTTTGACTTGTTCAATGTCTTCAGGTGGGAGGGTTGTTCCCGCTTGGACATGTCCCCAGATGACTGCCATCTGTTTGATAAGGTCTTCCTTCTGCTCATCAGTGATGGTAAATGGGATAAGGACGAACTCTTGACCACCGAAAAGAATGGCGAGATAGACCATATCGACACCGAATACAGCTGCTTCATGTACCAGTTGCGCCACATCCGCAGGGGGTGCGAGGCCAGACACATCGAACTTATTACGCACACTTGCGTTGTAGTTCTTAGCTTCCACCAAAAATGTCTTGCTGCCTTGTTTACCAGCAAAGTCAAAATGAGACTTAAACCAAGGGTGTTTGGCATGTGTGAGACTCTCCTCAATTTTGGTTAACTCTACCCCTAGTTTCTGTTGGGCAAGTCTGCCTATTACTGGTTCCATCACATGACCCATTTGCACGGCTTCAACATGGGAAATGTCTTCAACTTCAAGTTTGCCTTGCTTTGTCAGGATGACCTCGTTGGCTTTACCGTTGGCTACCTTGCGAGAGTCACCAGACCAGATGGCAGAGTTTCTTGTTTCAGGGCTGAAGTCAGACATACTTGGCCTCCTTCAACATGAGTTCTTCTTCTTCTGAAGTCATCACATGGTCGGCAGCTTCCCAGTT